TGCCGCCCTTGAGGTGCGCCATGGGCTGGCTGCCGCCCTCGTGGAACGGGTCGCCCGCGAATCCTTCGGACATCCTGATCACTTCCTGTTCTTCGGGTCGCTGTGCACTTCGCAGTACTTGGGCCGGGGGCCCTTCCCGCCATGGCGACGGGAGTTCTGGCAGGACCCGTGCATGCAGCGGTCCTTCGGGTCGCCGTTCAGCTCGGTTGTGCCGCTGGACGGGATCGGTCGGGCTTCCTCGCAGCCCAGCCAGTGGGTGGGCTGGCCGTTCTCGGCCGGACGGCCGCATGTCTGGCACGTCATGCCGGAACGCTCCTCTTCACGGATGCGGAGGCCGTGGGCCGTCCGCTGCTGGTGAGCCCGGCCAGAAGGCTCATGACGTCGGGCTTGCCGCCCGGACCCATCTGAGCCTGGCCCGGGGCGAATCCGCCCGGGGCTCCGGTGGTCGGGTTGACCCCGAAGGGGACTCCCGGGCCCTGACCCTCTTCAGGGCCCGGGAGTCCAGGAGCCCCGCCCGCGGACGTGAGGGGCGCAGGCTGGGGCTCCGGCTGGAAGGCCGTCAGGATCGCCTCATGCATCGGCATCTTCTCGCGGAGGTCGATCAGCTTGGCGGCGTTGGTGAGCAGCATCGTGGGATCCATGCCCTGCTGGGCCATGATCCCGATGGAGGAGAGCAGGGCAAACACGCCTTGCTTCAGGGCGTCGGTGGTCTGCTCCTTGTCCACCTCGGCCTGAAGCGAGGCCACGTCCACGTCCATCGGCAGCTGACGCTGGACAAAGTCCCGCGAGACCAGCTGGTCGCCGCGGAGCTGAAGGAGGAAGATGAGCGCCTGGTTCGGGTTCATGCCGCTGGCGAAGCCGTAGCTCACGCTCACGCGGTAGTTGCCCTTGATGTCCTTCGAGGGCGTGTACGACTCCTCGAAGGGCGTGCCGTTGATGACGCCCGAGATGCTCTTCTTCGAGTCCGGCCAGAACTTCTCGTCCATCTCGAAGGCCAGCTCCAGCGCGCGCTCCAGCGCGTCACCGATGATGAGCTGGCCCGTGGCCACCTGGATGTCGTAGCCGCCGTTCAGGGCGTCCACACCCCGGCCGGTGATGATCGAGGCGTCGATATCACCCGTGGCGCTGGCCGGCGTCCGGGTGCCCTTCATGACCTCCTGGGCCAGGAGGGCGTCCTGCTGCCATGCCGCCTGCGGCATGTCCGTACCCACGCGCCGGATCTTCTCCGGCGAGTTCGTACGGATCACGGCGTCGTCCCCGAAGGGAATCTTCTGCACGTCGGTCGGGATCGCGAGCGGCGCCCGTACGGTCTGCTGCGTGGCCTGAAGGCCGAGCATGGCCATGCGATTGCGGGCCAGCATGGGCCAGATGACATCGTCGTACTGGCCGCGGTCCTGCTCATCCCAGGAGGGCTTACGGCCCACAGAGACCGGCACCTTGCCGAAGTGGTTCGGCGTCTCCATCAGGACCAGGTTCTTGCGCTCGGGCATGTACAGCACGTACTGGCCCTTGTCGCAGAACTTGACCAGCTCCAGCTCGGTATCCCCCTCGACCTGGCGGCCGAAGGGCTGGTCCTCGCCTAGAATGGCGGTCCGATGCTCCGGGAACTTCGCGGCCAGCCGGCGTGCCCCTTCGCGCCAGACCTTGGAGTACGAACGGACATGCCCGGCCAGGTCGTACTCGACGTACGTCTTCATCGGGCAGTCGATCCGCAGTCGCGGCCTGCCGGCCTCGAAGTCCGGCTCGACCACGATCGGCATGGACCCGTACGTCAGATACCAGTCGCAGCCCGTCGGCATCTGCCGCTTGAGCCCTGAGTCGATGACGTATGAGTAGGCGATCTTCGTCTTCTTGGCGACGAACTTCTTCTGCCGTTCGCTACTCACCACGCCCGGGGCGCAGTTGATCGAGGGTAGCGGCGCCAGGTTCTCGGCCAGCTGTCGAGCGGAGGTGTCCAGGACGTTCGCCGTGATCGGACGCGGCCACGCGTCAGGCATCGAGCCCGGCGCGATGTTCTCGATCTTCTGCGCACGGGCGTCGAAGACGGTCTGGTGCCGCGCATCGCGCTCCTGAGCGTCACGGCGCAGCGCTTCCACCCGACGCGCTATCTGATCGATGTTCGCCATGACCACCTCCTGCGACGGCGAAATGTACGTCCTGTACAGCTACTTCTGCGCGCGGAGCGCCCTCACGGCCGCCTCCAGAGCGGCCACGCGCTGCTCCAGCGTCAGCTTGACTGTGGTGATCACGCCGCCCCACTTCCCGGCCGGAAGGGCCAGGCAGGCGGCAACGTCCCTGCGGAGCTTGACCATGTCGATACCTCTGGGGTCGACCTTCTGGTCCGACCACTCCAGGTGACCGATGATGCTCTTGCCGCCCGTCCCCCACTTGTCGCCCTTCGCGCGGTGCGCGCGGATAATGGCGGCCTGGGTCTTGACGATGGCCTTGTACTGGGCCGCAGGCCACAGCTCCTTGCCGTCGCCCTTGTTGACGCACTCCCAGCCATAGAAGTGGCTGTTGCCGTCCACGGCGCCGGACGAGCCCTGGTGCTCGTGCGTGGCCGGCGGGCGGTCGCCGTAGTTCTCCTCGGTGACCGCGGCGAGGACGCGCGGATCGCCGCCTCCGGCGTGGTTGGCCCGGCCGTTGCCGATCAGGTAGACGGCGCCCGCCTTACCGATGACGCCCGTGGCTAGCGGCCCCGGCAGGGCGGTGCTGCCCGACCAGCAGTACCCGAGGATCTGCGCCTCGGACACATACGGCCCGGTGTGATGCACCACGGAACCGTTGACGGGGCCCCATGCGCCCCGGGAGTTGCGGTTGTGCGTACGCCAGCCGGCGTGCTCGACGACCTTCACGCCCTCGGCCTTGAGGGCCGCGACCAGCTGGTCCGCAGTCAGAGGTGTTGCCATCTACTCGCCCTCCTCGGGCCACATGGGCAGCGTCAGCGCGATCTCAGCGCTTGCGTACCCCTCAATGCCTGCGATCCGGTCGCGGAGAAGCCACTCCGTCGGCTCGGTCTCCCGCACGCGGTACCACTCGTGCTCTGGCTGCTCGTCGGCCATCACGCACGCTCCGGCCAGTGCCAGGTGCCGCCCGGGTGCTCAGCCGCACCAGCGGCCTTGTCCTCGGCGTGCGGCACGCCGCGATTGAAGAAGAACCCGGTGGGGTTCAGGACGGCCAGACCGACTGTGCCGTCCGCCTCGGGGTGTTCGGTCACCTCCGTCACGACAGCAGCGCGGCACTCCTTGCCGTACTCGCCGCCCGGCGTCCCGTAGCTCACGTAGTGGACGATGCGGCCCACGCTCGGTTCCACGTCTACTCCTTCACCATCTGAGGGTTCCGTCCCACGCTCCGGCGCCCTGCTGCTGCAAGGCGAAGTCGATGTCCACGACCATCTGTCCAGCCGCGTCGCGCTCCGAGGTGAACTCGGAGTTGTTCGTGTGCCAGCCGCTGAAGTCGCTGACCATCAGCTCCCGGCAGCGGATCTCGGCGAACCAGCAGGCCATGACGGTGTCGGTCAGACCCTTGGTCTCCGGGAACCACGAGCACAGCTGCTCAATGAAGGCCCGCACGCCCTCGGACTGCGTCTGCGACGGCAGGCGGATCAGGTTCCGGCTCTCCTGCCAGCCCTCGAAGAGCGGCGCCATGGAGGCGACGCCGAAGTCCGGGTCCCACTTGTTGGAGTTCGTGTGGTGCGGGCTGATCAGGCAGCCGCGGGCGTTGAGGTACGTACGGATGTCGGCGTCCTGGACGATCGACGCCTGATAGGCGTTCTTCTCCACCCGCCACTCGGTGATGCCGTACCGCTCGGTCAGATCCTTGATCTTCTGCCGCATCTCGTGCGGCGGCATGCCGCGCTGGTTGACCACGTCCAGCACCCAGCGCACCCCGGTGCGGCGGTCGAGCCCGACGATGACCATCGCCGTGCATCCTGCGGCGGCCGGGTCGAGCCCGGCCACAACCAGCAGGCCGTCCATCCCGAACCGGCGGTGCTGTGGCTGGCCGTCGCCCATCCGGCCCGGATAGCGGGCCCGGTCGATGCACCCCTGTACGTCGGCCTGCTTGAAGATGGCGTCGTCCGCCACCTGGTCCTGCATGTAGACCATGGACCAGTTCCGCGGCGTCATCTTGCGCCGCTTCCTGGCCAGAGCCTCGCCGTGCCACATGGGCCACAGGCCGTCCTTCGGCCAGCCCTCGGTCTCGGCTTGCTTGCGCGCCTGGATCGTCACGGGCGGCCGGTTGGTGGCCGGCCACAGCGTCTCCCAGTCCTTCGCCTTCTCGGCGAAGTTCAGCACGGCCGGCTGGGTCAGGTACGTCCAGGGCGAGGAGCCCTCGGAGTAGTACTGCGGCTTGAGGATCTCCGAGTACAGGTCGGTCGTCGCCATGCGCGTACCGATCAGCAGCATGCGCCCGCCGACGTCGGCGACGCGGGAGCCTACGATGTTCTGGATCCAGTCGATCTGGGACTCGAACTGCTGGTGGTTCGTGTTGTCCACGCAGTCGTCCATGATGACCAGGTCGGTACGCGTGCCGTAGATCTGGCCGCCGATGCCCACGGCCTCGACCGTGTACTCCTTCTCGCCGGAGTCGGCGCCGGCCACACGGATCTGCGTGTTCGACCAAGTAGAGGCGCCCTCCTGGAAGCCTCCGGGCGGCCCGAAGTGCTGCTGAAGGTCCAGGTATGTCTCAGACTCCGCCAGCCTCTGCTTGATCGAGAACAGGAACTTCGCGGCCATGGACTGGGTCTTGGAGACCAGCAGGATGCGGATGTTCGGATCCTGCACGATCCGCCACACCACGTAGTTCACGGTGAGCGTGGTCGACTTTGCGTGCTCGGGCGGAGTGTTGACGACGATCTGGTCCTCGTCGCCCCTGACGAAGCGCTGCGCGGGATGCAGGTCCCGCGGCTCGCGGCCCTCCAGCAGGTCGTACCACTGCAAGTGGTGCCGGAACAGGCGCGTCTTCAGGTACTGCTCGCAGAACTCC